GGTCGTCAAGAGATCTATGGTGAAATCCTAGATCCAGAGCAAGCTGGTATTATCAAACGTAAGCAGTTTAGATTATGGCCTGCAAATAAACCAACACCTAATTTGGAATATGTGATTGCTTCATATGATCCAGCAACATCTGAAAAGACAATGAACGACCCAACGGCATGTACAATATGGGGCGTGTTTGAAAGAGAAGACGCAGGCACATCAATCATATTACTCGATGCTTGGGATGGACACCTAGCTTATCCAGAACTTCGTCGCAAAGTGATTGATGATTTTAAAGAAGTTGTGTATGGTGCCGATAATGATTTTGGTAAAGGCCGAAAAGCTGACATGGTATTGATGGAAGATAAGTCAGCTGGTATCTCACTCATTCAAGAACTTCAAGGTTCTGGTATTGAGGTACGAGGATACAATCCTGGTCGTGCTGATAAAGTTCAACGTCTTAATATTGTAGCACCCATTATAGCGAAGGGCAAGGTATTTATTCCAGAAGATCCTGAGCGTCCTGGTGAGTTTGCAGACTGGGCAAAACGATTCTTGCGCCAAGTGTGTTCATTCCCAGAAGCAGGCGGTCATGATGACTATGTGGACTCTTTATCACAAGCGCTACGTGTATTACGTGACTCAGGATGGATTCAATTAGATCCACTACCAGCGCGGGATTATTCTTACGCCGATGATAACTACGGTAAAAAGTTTGTAAATCCGTATGCTCAATAGGGCGAAAACCTTCAATCTTTTGTATTAGTACATTTAGCTATGGACATTATTAAAACGCCCCAAGAAATACTACTTGAATTAGCAGGCATCCCAACTCACTTTGCAGCGGGCGGACATGCGGCAATATCTCACGCCATTTCAAACTTAACGCCACAGCAAATGCAAGCAGCTTTAATTTTTAATGGACACACTCCGCCAAGATTTCAATACAGTAAAGGCGGACATATAACTAACTTACCAGAATTTACACACTGGGTTCTATCACAAGGTTCAAATACATAATATGGCTCAACCTACAATCCCATTACAGCAAGGTGGTAATCTTCCAGCATTGGACGACAGAGAAGATCAAGTTAAAGAATCAATGGAACAGGAAGATGAAACTTCTGCCATTGCTGAAGCACTTGGATTAGATGATACTGATGCTGAACAAGAAATCATTGAGCTTGATGATGGTTCTGTAGTTATTAATCTTAAAGATACAAAAGGCCCACAAGAAGATCCAGAGTTCTATGAGAACTTAGCTGAAACATTAGATGAGAATGTTCTTGATGCTATGGCGTCAGAATATTTAGATTTCTTGGATGTAGACAAAGAAGCTCGCAAAGAGCGTGACAAACAATATGAAGAAGGTTTACGCAGAACTGGTTTAGGCAAGGACGCGCCTGGCGGGGCCACCTTTGACGGCGCGTCTAAAGTCGTCCATCCTGTTATGGCAGAGTCATGCGTTGACTTCGCTGCATCATCAACCAAAGAGTTACTCCCACCTGATGGCATTGTAAAGTCAAGCATCAAGGGTGAGGATGATGAGCTAAAAGAAAAAACTGCAGAACGTAAAGCCAATTTCTTAAACTGGCAACTTACAGAACAAGTCCAAGAATACCGTGATGAGATGGAACAACTTCTCACACAACTACCATTAGGTGGATCACAATTTTTAAAATGGCGGTATGATGCTGAACAAAAACGCCCAACGTGCGAGTGGGTTCCGATTGACAACATCTTACTTCCATACTCTTCAACAAACTTTTACACAGCACAACGTGTTACAGAAGTTCAAGACATTACAGAAGACATTTATCTACAAAGAATTGAACAAGGTATCTATCGCGATTTAGAAGCATCATATACATCTTCTGATACGCCACTCACAGAACAAACAAGATCAGAACAAGCTAACAATAAGATTGAAGGTAAAGATATGCCTTCAAAAAATATTGACGGTTTACGTAGAGTGTTTGAAATTACATGTTTCATTCGTTTGGATGATGATCCACTCACTGAAGGCAAACGTGCACCATATATTCTAATGATTGATGAGTCAAGTTCTAAAGTACTTGGTCTCTATCGAAACTGGGAAGCTAATGATGAAAAACTTGAGAAATTGGACTGGTATGTCGAATTTAAATTTATTCCTTGGCGCGGTGCTTATGCTATCGGTTTGCCTCACCTTATTGGTGGCTTATCTGCTGCTCTTACCGGTTCACTCCGTGCGCTCCTTGATGCGGCACATATCAACAATAGCCAAACAATGCTTAAACTCAAAGGCGGTCGTATTGGTGGTCAAAGCGATAGGATTGAACCAACACAAGTTATAGAAATTGAGGGAGCACCTGGTGTAGATGATGTGCGCAAGATTGCAATGCCTATGCCATTCAACCCACCGTCTAATGTTCTATTTAATTTACTTGGATGGTTAACTGATGCAGCAAAAGGTGTAGTTACAACAGCAGAAGAAAAAATTGGCGACGCTAATAACAATATGCCAGTGGGAACAACTCAAGCACTTATCGAACAGGGTGCTAAAGTATTCTCAAGCATTCATGCAAGATTACATAGATCACAAGCTAAATCTTTAGCCATTATCTCACGTATCAATCATTGGTACTTGAGTGAAATGGACAATGAGTCAGGAGAAGAAATTGAGGTTAGGGACTTTGCTTACAATAACGATGTACGTCCTGTATCGGATCCTAACATCTTCTCGGAAACGCAAAGACTAGCACAAAACCAAGCCATTTTAGAAATGGCAAAATCAGCACCACCTAGCATGTTTGATATTCGTGCAATGTATCGCCGAATTATGAAACAAATGAAGATACCAAACATTGATGAGATTTTACCAAATCCACAAGGTGCTAATGAATCTAATCCAGCATTAGAAAACGTGTCAATGACAATGGGTCGTCCAGCAGCGGCGTATCCAGATCAAGATCATATGGCGCANATTAAGATTCATTTGGAATATGCAAATAATCCTGCATACGGAGGAAACCCAGTTATTGGACCGGCATTTACACCGCATGCATTAGAACATATTAAGCAACACTTAACATTACATTACTTACAATCCATGCGTGCTTATGTAGCAGAAGCTGCAGGTGGCAAAGATACATTTAATCTTAACCAAGAAAAACCATTAGATTTAGAAGCACAACAAGCTTTAGCGATTGCATCATCCATGGTAAGTGAAGATGCAAATATTACAATGCAAACTTATTTACCGCAAATTAATGCATTGGCACAAAAAGTACAACAAATGCAACAAGCACAGCAACAACAAGCTGCAAATGCTGATCCAACAGCTCAAGTTATCTTGCAAACACAAATGGCTGAGACTAAACGTAAATCAGAAGAAGCTCAATCACGTATGCAACTTGATATGCAAAAAGATCAACAAACATATCAACTTGAAGTGGCTAAGTTACAACAACAAATGGCAGATCTACAAGCGAAATATCAAACACAATCTACCATTGACTCACAACGTAACGCNACACAAATTGCCATGGCAGATCTTAACAATTCATCTAAAGAACGAATTGCGGAAATTACCGCTCGTGCTGAATTAACTTCTGATCAATTGTTAATGCAACACGAACAAGATCAAACAGCGCTCATGGCATCTCATGAAGCACAAGCAGATATTCGCCAACATGGCATCGAAATTGACCAGCAAAACTTTCTCCATCAAGCACAGATGGCACAGCAAGCTGCTCAACAAGCCGCACAAGCGGATCAAGCAAGAAAGCAACGCATGAGTGAAATGTTGCAAGCACGTTTGCAAAGTCAAGCTCAACAAAATCAACCACAACAACCATCCGAGGAATAAATCATGGCATTAGATAAAAACATAGGTTTTAGAAAAGCCTACCAAATTACAGGTGAACCTGGTTATGCTGGTGACACAGCAAAAACAGAAATTGATCCTGGTAAAGGCGGTTCACACAGAGACAATAATTGGAAAATTAGCGCTGGTCAAGCTAAGTTAAAACTTGCTGGCAAAATTGGTCCAAACGAAAACGTAACAGAATACACAAAATAATAGGGCGGAAATCCTAAATTAATGCATTAGTGTTTTTATAACGGTCTGTAAAGACTGGGAAAGGATATATGAAAGACATTATTACTGAGTTAATCGGCTTAATTAAAGCTGAGCAACAAAGAATTGCGGAGTCATTAACCGCAGGTCATGCAATCAACATTGAATCTTATCAGCGTTTAGTTGGTAATTATCAAGGTTTACAAGCAAGTTTAAACTTACTTGATGGTTTGATGACCGAAGATGACGAACAAGAATCATAATTTGTAAAAATTAAAGGAGATTGCCGAATGGCAGCATTTGATATTGTAGCAAACGCAGAACCAGATACACGTTCTGAGTTAGAATGTTTTCCAATTGTAGATCCAGGCCTAGAAGTTGCAGGTGATCGCGTGTTAGTTCAGCTAAGACGTGAAAAATCTAAATCAAAAGGTGGGATTTTATTGGTAGACGAAACGAGACAAACACTTAAATTTAACGAAACTGTAGCAAAAGTCATACAAGTAGGACCGCTTGCTTACAAAGATCCGTTTACTCTTGAACTATGGCCTGAAGGTCCGTGGTGTAAAGAAGGCGATTTAGTAAGAACAATCAAATATGGTGGTGATCGCTTTGTTGTTGACGCTGGTGATGATGGCAGTCCTGTCGTTTTCATCACATTACAGGCTCGCGAAATCATTTCTCGCATCAAAAATTTTGAATTTGCGCAGAAAATGAA